CATGAATACGCAAGGCAGGTAATAGATGGGGTTATCGAGGACCCCTCTTTTTATGGAGTTATTTACGCAGCCGATGAAAGTGACGACTGGTATTCTCCGGAGACTTGGAAAAAGGCGAATCCGAATTTAGGGGTTAGTATAAGCGAGGACTTTTTAAAACAGGAAGCAAGGAAGGCAAAACAGGTTCCTGCTTACCAGAACACATTTAAGAGGTTGTATCTAAACATTTGGACTTCGCAGGAGGAAAGGGTAATCGATCTGGACGCCTGGGATGACTCGGCGGGAATTGTTAACGTAGAGGATTTAAAGGGAATGGAGTGCCACGCGGGGCTTGACCTTTCGAGCACGACTGATATAACTTCGCTGGTCTTGGTATTTAAAGACAACGATAGTTTCAAGGTGGTTCCTTACTTTTGGTTGCCCAAGGATAATCTGAAAGAGCGAATAGACAGGGATAAGGTTCCTTACGATGTTTGGGTAAGGGAAGGGTTAATTGAGGTTACAGAAGGTAATCGAATTCATTACGGGGCAATATTAGAAAAACTTAAAGAATTGAGAAGAATTTACAACATTAAAGAGATTGCTTTTGATAGATGGGGGGCCACCAAACTTCAACAGGATATGCAGGATGAAGGCTTTGAGGTGGTGGAATTTGGTCAGGGATACGCCTCAATGAACGGGCCGACAAAAGAATTAATTTCTTTGGTTTTAGGAAAGCAATTACACCACGGAGGAAACAAGGTGCTCAGATGGATGGTAGATTGTCTTTCCGTTAAACAAGACCCTGCCGGAAATATAAAGCCGGTAAAGCCGGACAGAAATAAAACGGGTAAGCGGATAGATGGAGTCGTGGCAACGGTAATGGGTTTGGATAGGGCGATCAGGCAGGAAGGGAAGAAGCCGTCGATTTACTCAAAACAGGATTTAAGGGTGCTTTAGGGGGGTGGTTGCCGTCAGGAGAATTGTAACTGTGGGTTTGATTAAAGAGTTTTTGCTGATAGTTGGATTTTTTTCTTTAGTGTATGGCGTGTGGCAAATCTATATTCCTGCCGCGTGGATTATCGGGGGGCTGCTGCTCCTATACGTCGGAATACCGAGGGGTGAGTAATAAATGGGATTAATTTCAGACTTGATAAGCGAAAAACGTAGCACGTCAAATCTAAAAAACCCTAGACAATGGTTGACAGATATGTTTAGGCGCCCCTCTCACAGCGGAGTAAATGTAACTGAGCATAATGCATCCACGCAGTCAGTGGTTTGGCGGGCCACAACCTTCCTATCAGGGCAAATCGCCTCTTTACCTCTAAATACTTATAGACATATAAATCCGAGAGGGAAGGAGAAGGCGAGAGACCACCAGGTGTTCTCTTTGCTCCACGACAGGCCTAATCCATACCAGACCTCCTTTGAGTGGCGTTTGGCGGGGATACATCACCAATTGTTTTGGGGTAATTGGTATTCCTGGATTGAAAGAGAGGGCGGAAGGCCTGTTGCTCTTTGGTTGCTGCCCCCGTGGAAGGTGGAGCCATTCAGGGATGGCGATAATCAGCTCTGGTATGATATAGAGTTGCCTACCGGGGAACAGTCCCGACAACCTTTTTATAATATCCTACACATTAAAAATTTATTCCACAAATCAGTTGATAAAGGGATGGGCTGTGTTGAGGCAGCAAGGGAAGCAATAGGTTTAGGGTTAGCAATTGAGGAATTTGGAGCACGGTTTTTCGGACAGGGAACCAATGTCGGTGGGATGGTGGAGCATCCGGGAGAGTTAAACAAAGATGCCTTTGACCGATTGAAGGGGCAAATAGACGAGAAGTATTCGGGGTTAGGTAAATCTCACAGGGTAATGCTTCTTGAAGAAGGTATGCAATTTAAGCAGGTGGGTATTCCACCGGATCAGGCGCAGTTTTTAGAGAGCAAGAAATTCCAGACCTCCGAAATCGGAAGGTTTTTCTTTGTTACCCAACTGCATAAACTTGGAGATCTAGATAAGGCCACGTTCTCAAACATTGAACATCAATCCATTGAGTTTCTAACAGATACATTACTGCCGTTACTGAAAAACATAGAGCAGCAGGTGAACACTAAGTTATTCAGGGTTGCGGATGACGAAGACCATTTTGTTGAGTTTGTGGTAGATGGGTTACTAAGGGGTGACACAGAAAGCCGTTACCGTGCCTATGCTACTGCGAGGCAATGGGGATTCATGAGCGCTAATGACATAAGGGAATTAGAAAATATGAACCCCTTACCGGAAAACCAAGGAGATGTTTACCTTTCCCCGATGAATATGGTTCCGGCAGACCAATTGCTTAATCCGGAAAACCTCAGAAAACACCTCCCTGAATTAGAGGAAAGGGAAACTCCCGCTAAGGAATTTAGACGAGGAGGAGCGAACGAAAGACACCGCACAATCAAATCTTACAAGCGAGTTTTTGAGGATGCTATAGCCAGGGTAATCAAAAGAGAACAAAGCGATATTAAGCGGCAGGCGAGCAACTTGTTAAACAATAGAAACCTGACTGCTTTTGAAGATTGGTTAAGTGAATTTTATGATAACCACAAAGAGTTTACAAGGCGAAATATGCTGCCGCCGTTCACATCCTTAGCAGAAGTGGCACACGAAAGCGTGGCCGACGAGTTAAGTAAAAGGTTGGAGAATAAAGAACAGATAGACCGTTTCATTGATGAATACATGACTGCGTTTGTTGCTCGATATGTAGGGATAAACGAGTCCAACCTACGGAAAGCGATTGACAAGGCCAGAGATGAGGGGCGAGAAGAATTAGAAGCGATAGAACAAGAACTTGATAGGTGGGATGACTTCAGAGCGCAAGACGTAGCAAGAAACGAGACGGTGAAACTTGGTAATGCAGTTGTGAGGACTGCCTTTGCCGCCTATGGAGTTGAAAGGTTGGTTTGGAGAAATACAGGTGGATCGCCTTGCGAATTTTGCGAAGAATTAGATGGCAAGGTTGTAGGGATTAACGAACCCTTTGTTGCCGACGGTGACAGCATAGAGTCGGAGAACAGTAATATGCGGGTGACAGGCCCGAAATATCACCCACCCGCTCATCGGGGTTGTGTTTGCGATATTGAAGCAGAATAGGAGGTGATTGAGTGGGGAAAAAGATGGAACGAAGGTTACTTGAGGTCGAGCAGTTAGAAGTAAGGGAGACGGAAGATGAAAAGAGAAAAATCACCGGGTACGCGGCGGTGTTCGAGAAACTCTCGGAGCCGCTGTTTGGTTTTCGCGAAAAAATTGCTCAAGGTGCTTTTGTGGAAGCGATTGAGAAAGATGATGTAAGGGCGCTTTGGAACCACGACCCCAACTATGTTTTAGGCAGGAACAAATCGGGTACTTTGAGGATGGAAGAAAATAAAAAGGGATTGAAAATTGAGATTGATCCGCCTGAAACCCAGTGGGCTAATGACCTGCTCACGTCAATCAGGCGTGGGGATGTCGATCAGATGAGTTTTGGTTTTATGGTTGAGGAAGAAGAGTGGGACAGGAAGAACAAGGATGAGCCTATTCGCACTCTTAATAAGGTTCGCCTGTTTGATGTAAGTCCAGTTACCTACCCTGCGTATCCGCAAACCTCTGTCGGGGTGCGGACAACGGAGGAGGTATATAAAGATTTTCTCGCTGCGAAGGATCGGGCAGATGAAGCAGTTGAGGAAGAGCAACGCAAGAAAGCCGAGGCAGGCCAGGAGGAAGCCCGGCGAGATATTGATGACGTGGACAGCTTGATAAAACTCAAAACTAAAGGAGTGAAATAATATGGAACACATTTTAAAAATGGAAGTAAGGCGCGAGGATGCAATAAAGGAAGCCAGCGAAATTAGAGAAACGATTAAAAAAGAAGATCGCGCTATGACTGACGAAGAAAGAGATAAGTTTAACAGACTCATGGAAAAGGTGGACAATATTGACGAGGAAATTCGTCAGGAAAAACAAATCGCGGAAAGAGCCTCACAAAAGCGTAAACCCGACCCCGAAAAAGACCGTGCCGAATGGAATAGTCTTGGGGAGTTTGTAAGAACTGTAACTCACAACCCCGGAGATAGGCGGTTGCGCGGAAGGGATGTTGAGGTAAGGGAAGGAGCACTTGGAGACCAAACTATGGGAGAAGGCTCCGAAGGTGGGTATCTTGTCCCCGACCAATTCTCCGATGAACTCCTGACTGTCTCTCCCGACGAAGCAATCATCCGGCCGCGCGCAAGGGTATTTGGTGGTAACGATGCCGACTTTAAAATTCCCGCAATCAAGTATAGCGGGAATGATATGTATGGTGGAGCACAGGTTGACTGGATCGGAGAAGGCGAAGAGAAACCTGATACCGATATTGAGTTTAAGCAAATCACCCTGCAACCCCATGAAGTTGCCGCCCACGTGGAGGTTACTGACAAAATCTTGCGCAATGCTCCTGTGATTGAGCAGGTTGTCCGGAACCAACTGCGCGGAGCCTTGATTGATGCTGAAGAAAAAGCCTTCCTTACTGGAAATGGTAGTGGCAAGCCAACTGGAATTATTGATCACGCTTCTGCTATTACTGTAAGCAGANNGGGAGCAGGGTTAGATTATTCTGACCTTACCGCTATGTATAGCAAGTTCCGTGGCAGCCGTGGTATCTGGATTGCCAATCGTGAGCTGCTACCTGAACTGATGGAGATGGAGACAACTGACGGTTATCCTCTCTGGCATCCCAACGCAAGAGATACTGTTGGTAGTCAGTTGCTTGGATTGCCCCTGTATTTCTCCGACCACTCTCCTGCAATGAATAGTCTGGGAGATTTACTGCTGGTTGACCTTAATTACTACCTTATCCGCGATGGTGTAGGAATTGCGATTGCNGCTTCTCCTCACTATCGTTTTATTAACAACGTAACNGTAATTAAGGCCTTCAAGACTGTGGACGGAACTCCCTGGTTAACAGGACCCCTGCCCACTTCTTATAGCACTTCTCCCTTCGTAGAACTCGGTGCACAGTAAAAAATATAAGGGGGCTATATGCCCCCTCTTAAAAAGGAAGTGGTTATATGAATAGGTTATTCGAGGAACTTGCTCCTGTTATGGCCTTAGATCAAGTTAATACCAAAGCTGCGCAAGAAACCGACACTTTTAAAATAGGAAGAGGTAAGCACAGGCGAATACTTTTTTACACCTATATTAAGGTTGCGGATAATCACCTGCGTATTGATGAGGATGGTCCTAATGAAGTTGAGTTGACTTTAAAAGAACGCAAAGGATTAACCGGAGACAAGAGCGACCTTAAAAAGGTTGATTGGAAAGCCGGAATGGGTGCTCAAAAAGCAAAGGTAATGAACGCAGATGACTGGACCGATGGGGACACTATTACAATAAATGGTGTTGAGTTTGAGAAAGTTGAAAGCACAGATTCAGGTAATGCGGCAGACAAAGAGTTTGCCGATGGAGCTGAGTTGGAAGCGGCGGTTAATATGCATATTGATGGTATGACTGCTGATGATACTGCTAACGATGTAGAAATTGAAGTTGATGATCCCGCAGAAAGTTTTGATATTGAAGCGGACATTACTAATGATACCAATGAAACTTGGGTTTATATTCTTGAATGTGCTGCGATCATGGAAGCCCACGTTTCTGAGTTGGATCAAGAAGATGGATTTAATGCAGTATTGCTCGAAGTTGATGCTTCCGATTCTCAGGGTTCAGACAGTATAAACACCACCGGGTTTGTTGTGTTGGGTAATAACTACAAAGAACCTGTATTGACTTCCGGAAAAGTATTTTAGGAGGTGTGACAGTTGGGTAAGCGTCACAGAGTAGACCAGAAGTTGCCGAGTGGTAAGGTGGTGTATGCTTGGAAAGACCAACCCAAAAGAGAAACTGCCGCCATAAGGCAACCGGAAAACGCTTCAATGCCCAAGCCAGAACCCAAGCATGTTGGTGGCGGATGGTATGAACTGCCAAGCGGTGAAAGGGTGCGAGGGAAAGAAGAAGCGATTAGAAAAACGAAAGGCTAAGGGGGTGGAGAAATGCACTATAGTTTGAAGGTTATAGATAAGCCAGCAAGTGAACCCGTAACCGTAGCAGAGGCTAAACTTCACCTCCGCGTGCATATTGACGACGACGACGACTTAATAGAAGCACTGATTGCCGCAGCACGCGAATACTGTGAGAATATACAGAACAGGGCCTATATAGAAAGAACCTACCTGCTTACCTTTGACAAAATACCTCCCTTCCCAATCGCACTACCTATGCCACCGCTATCATCCGTGGAAAAAATAGAGTATAAAAAACGAGATGGAGCCACAGTTGAATGGGATGCCACTAATTACTTTGTAGACACGGACAGCACTCCTGGGAGGATAGTAGTTGCTCCGGATGGAGAACTACCTACCGACGCACTCTATCCCGTCAATGCTTTTCAAGTCACGTATAAAGCAGGGGCTGCGGCAAGTAATGTTAACGAGAGAGTTAAGGCCGCCATTAAGCTCCTAATCGGGCATTGGTATGAGAACAGGGAGGCGTATGTAATAGGTGAGGTAGTTAATGAGTTGGAGATGGCGGTAAAGTCCCTGCTGTATCAGGATAGGATGTGGCCTGTATGAGAGCGGGGAGGAAACGCCATAGATTGCAATTTATAGAATTGGTTGAGAGTGGTTCTGACTACGGAGCAGGCGGGGAGATAACACGTGAACAATATAAGGAAGTCTGGGGTTCTCTTGAGGCGTTAAGAGGCAGAGAATACTGGGATAGCAGGCAGACTCAATCAGAAGCGACACACATTATCAGGACACGCTATATCCCTGCTGGCAATAAGAATTTAGCAGAACTGGAGATAGAGTTGAAGGGGACTGGTAGGGTGTTTGAGATTGAGCATTTTAACGACGTAGACGGCAAGCAAAAAGAGCACGAATTTCTCGTTAAAGAGAGATTAACACCTGCCGAGGAAGAATAGGAGGCGGTTATATGCAGGCAAAATTCCAAGTTACCGGAGCGCAGCAATTAGGGGCTAATCTAATAGGCGTAGGTAGAAGCGTAGCCGGGAACCGCCTTGAAGCAGCAGGATTAGCAGGTGGTAGGGTGATCGCTAAAGACGCAGCAAGGCGCGCTCCTCGTGATACCGGGCAGGCAGCAGAGAGCATTGATGCGCGGATAGTGGACTCCCAACGCCACCGGGTAGAGATTGCCATAGGGCCGGGTAGATACGACGGGTGGTATTTACTGTTCCACGAAATCGGGACTTCTAAAATGCCGGCCAGGCCTTTTTTAAGGCCCGCCTTTGACGAAAAACAAATGGATGCACTCAGAGAAGCCCGGCGGGTATTCAGAAGTAATATCCTTGCGGCAATCAGGAGGGGAGCGTAATGGCCACCTTAGAAAAGGCGCTTTTTGGCGAATTAAAAAAAACAGAGACTGACTATTACGGCCTTACTGAGGGCCGTATTTACTTTCTACACCTGCCCCAAAGTGTAACCCTTCCTGCTACTGTATACCAGAGGATTTCTACTCAACGGCACCACGCGTTTCAAGCAGACGTCGACCTCTCTCGGCCACGTATGCAATTAGATCACTACTCTACACAATATCCGAAGGCGAAAGAAACTGCCGAAGCGTGCCGGAAACTCCTGCAAAACTTTAGCGGGACAATGGGAGGAGTTAATACGGTAGACAACGTTGCTGTAATACTAACTGACGAAAGCGAGCACTACGAAGAGGATACAGGGTATTATCGCGTGAGGCAGGATTATTTTATCTTCCACGATGAGGGGAATAACAATGAGTAATGCTCAAATTCATCAACTGTTAGCGATCCGGGCAATGGTGGACAGCATGCTTGCGGACTTGACCTCGACAGAAGGAGAACAATGCGAACACAAAAGGAAAGAAAACCTTAATACTTTGGGGGGTCCGGAACACTGGAAGTGTTTGGATTGCGGGTACGAGTATAACGAGGCGGAGTTGGATAGAGAAGTTGAGAAAAGATTTAATAAGGAGGAATGACCAATGGCCTTACCAGGTAAGGATGCACAAGTAAAGTTTGGAGCGGATCAGGTAGTTGGATTGAACGATGCTACATTTACGATTAACGGAGAGTTGGTAGATATTACCGCGTTTGATAGTGATGGGTGGAGGAAAAGACTGGCTAACCTACGAGACGCAAGTATAAGCATTAGCGGTTTCTACGATCCAACTGACTCCACGGGACAGGCTGCCGCA